AAACAGATGCAGATGCATTTGAAGTAGCCGCAAAAGAATACTTGTTCCTACTAAACTTTGCTATGTTTGAATACACAGAATTATGGGACGGTGGAAGTCTTGCTCCAGAGTGGACAGATGATATGCGCACTCAAGCAGGCATTCTAGCAAATAACCCATTAGGTTATGCATTCCATAACACATACATTGCTCCAATTATTAGCAAACCATCACTTGCAACAATTAGAAGCATATTCCAAGATGGTAACACACCAGCACAAGACAATCCAGCAATAGCAGGTGGTTCAGGATATGTTGCAGATACAGGATATAGAGTACATCAAATAAATTGGGCCGAAGCAAGTGGTTTACCTTTTACACAAAGTTCAAACCATTATAGAGATTATCACGGACACGGCACACATGTTGCAGGCACAGCCGCAGGATTAAATTTTGGATGGGCAAAAAATGCACGTATATACTCTGTTAAGCTCGCTGGACTGGAAGGGTCTGGAGATAGCGGCACTGGTATTAGCACAACATATGCATTTGATTGTATTAAACTTTGGCATAGAAATAAACCCATAGATCCAACGACAGGATTTAAACGCCCTACTATTGTAAACATGAGTTGGGGTTACAGTGCAGGGTATGGCGATCGTCCGGATGGTGTAAGTGATCTTGTTTATCGCGGTACAACTTACAATCTAGGTAACGATCCAGACTTTAATAATACTGCACACCGTACTAGTACATACGGATTTTATCCATATTTTACAAGTAGTGGTTATCGATATCCTGTTAGAATTGGTTCTATTGATGCAGATGTACAAGAATTAATTGATGAAGGCATACATGTATGTATTGCCGCAGGAAATAATAGTTTTAAAATAGATGTGCCAGGCGGTGACGATTATGACAATATTGTGTTTAGTTCAGGAGGAACAGGATTCTATCAAAGAGGAAGTTCACCATATGATGATCAAGCATTTATGGTAGGATGTCTAAGTGCAACTACTGCATCACCCGAACAGAAAGTTGGTTTTAGTTCAAACGGTCCAGGAGTTGACATTTATGCGGCTGGTCATAATATTATTAGTGCAAGTAGTAATATTAATCAGATTGGTGGCGTAACTTATTTTAATAATTCTAGTTTTAAACAAATCAATATTAGCGGAACTAGTATGGCAAGTCCACAAGTATGTGGTTTAGGAGCAATTTATTTACAAGCAAATCCAGACTGGAGTCCAGCACAATTACGTGATCGTTTACATAAAGACAGTGCATCAACATTAGAAGATGGGGGTCTAACTGATTATGCTGATACTTCACAAATTAGTGGAGGTCCTAATAGATTAATGGTAAGTCGATATGGTGTTGTGTCACCATATAATAGTAACTTATATGCTTTAGGCAAAAAGCGGTAAATACTGTATAGGAGCAGAATATGGCAATACAGACAATTAATATCGGAACAATCGCAAACGACGGAACCGGAGATGACCTTCGTGAAGCGTTTGTAAAAGTTAATAATAACTTTTTAGAACTCAATGCAAGAGATCCAGAAAGAACAACAGCCGCAAACTTAGGAGCGTCGGGACAAGGTATATTTGCACAGTTAAATGGTGCAGAACTACAATTTAAAAAGATTGTTGCAGGCTCAGCTGTTACTCTTGCATCTGATGCTAATACTATTACTATTAATTCTACTGCTACTGGATTGCCTAGTATACAAGTTTTTGCAGATAACAACAATACTATTGTTGATGCTAATAATGATACATTAACTATTGCCGGTGGAAATCTTGTCACTACTAATTTAGTAGGAAATACAATTACTATTGCTTCTGAAACATCTTTAATTACAGACACTAATCCAAGACTTGGTACTAATTTAGACGGTGCTGGAAATAAAATTTATGGTACAAGCGATATTGAAAGTAATATTTGGGGCATTGACATTCGTCAAATGGACGGTATACAATCATTTATTAATCAACTTGATTTAGGAGAAGCACTTCCTACATCTTTTAGTAATGCATTAGAATATCTTTCACGTAATTTAGTTATTGAATTTGACGATGGTACTCAAACATTTACAGCATCAAATGAAGTAACAGCAGATATGGGAACACTACCTGTAGCATAAATATGTATATAGGAGTAATACATGGCAAATATCCTTTGGACAGTTAGCACTGGACACAGCTTAGGAACAATTAATGAAAGTATTGTACAGACAATTGACTTGCCTGTAGATAATACTGTTGACTCTATTAGATTAATTAGTGGAGATTTACCAGGTGGTTTAAGAATAGAAAATTTAACACTATCAGGAACACCATTTGAAGTTAAAGAATTAAAAGATTACGAATTTGTTTTAAGAGCAAAAAAAGGAAATAGAGTAGAAGACATTACTCTAACAATTACAATTGACGGTGCTGATGCTCCAATTTGGATTACACCTGAAGGTCCGTTACCGTTAGGACCAAATAATAGATTTTATATTTTAGATAGCAGTCCTGTAGATTTTCAATTACAAGTTATCGATGCTGATTTGCCAGCAGGTGATAATATTGAATATATTTTAGAAGATGACGGCGGCGAGCTACCACCCGGAATATCATTAGATAGAACAACTGGTAAACTTACAGGAATTGTTGAGCCACTGCTGGCGTTGGAACAAAGAGCTAGTGCAGGATTTTTTGACACCAATTTGTTTGGTTCTTTCCCATATGACTTTGGTATTAAAAGTTTTAATGGATTTGAAAGTTACTATTACGATACAACATTTTACGACTATGCAGTTCCTACTCAAAGTCCTAAAAAACTAAACAGAAATTATCAGTTTACTGTTTCAGCAAGTGACGGTGTAACTATTATTAAGCGTAAGTTTCAAATTTACTTAGTTGGTGATGATTTCTTAAGAACTGATAATACAATTATGCAAGTTGCAACTGGGTTGTTTACTGCTGATAACACATACTTACGAGCCCCAATTTGGTTAACGCCTAGTGATTTAGGATATCGACGTGCTAATAACTATGTAACATTATTCTTAGATGTGTACGATCCAACTAGTAATCAAGGTATTATTAGTTTTACAGTTAAACCGTCAAATGCAGATGGAACAGCAAGTATATTACCTCCGGGTATGGAACTTGATAGTATAACTGGTGAGATTGCAGGGCGTGTTCCTTATCAGCCAGCAGTTACGAAAGAATACAAATTTACAATCGAAGCACTAAGACAGCTTGGTTCTTCATCATCTACTTCTACACAATTTTTTGCAAACAACTTAGGTAAGAGTCCTTGGACTCAAATTAATCCTCAATTTGAACCAACTGATTTATTTTATCCAGATGACGAAAACAACTTTTCTTTCTCAGACTTTGCTGATAGTTATTTTAATACAGGAAATACTGAAACAGGTTGGTTAGTGTTTAGCGAAGTTGCGTTAACTGAAGATGATGCAAGTGATAATAAAAATTATGTTGCATTAGATATTGTAGATACAAAAGTTTGGGTTATTGAACAAGGTAAAGTTGTTGCTTCTAATGCAGATAGTGCATTAACTAAAATTGAAAAAGGAACAACAGATTATAATAGAGGACAGTTTATTGGCACTATTGCTAACGTAGGTTATAAGACTTATGATAATAATGGTGCAGTTACAGCTAATAAAGTAGTTACTATTAGTTTTTATAATTATGAAAAACAAGTAACTTCAGAAATTAATCCTACGGTTGCTAAAGATAAAGAATTTACATTAAAACTATTAGGTGAAGTTGAAAGTGCCATTACATGGAACACACTAAGTGATCTTGGAAATCTAAGAGCAAACTTTACATCTACTCTTCGAGTAAATGCATCAAGTAACGTTCCTAATGCTGTTGTATTATATTCACTAAAGTCAGGTAGATTGCCTCCAGGTATCATATTAGCAATTGATGGACAACTTCAGGGTAAAGTTAGACAGTTTGGTACTGTTGATTTACCTGGATTAACAACTATTGATAAAACTACACAAACAACTACTTTTGACGGTGCAACAACAACTATTGATAGAAGTTATACATTTACTGTCGAAGCAAGAGATCAGTTTAACTTTAGTGCTAGAACACAAGAGTTTACTATTACTACAACAGATCCAGATGATATTTTATATAGTAGTATTACTATGATACCATTGCTTCCTAAAGAACAGAGAAATACATATAGAAACTTTATTTCTGATCCGACAATCTTTACTCCTGGTAGTATTTATAGACCAAACGATCCAACGTTCGGACTACAGCCAGAAATTAAAGTATTAGCATATGCAGGTATTGAAACTAAAAACATTAGAGAATATGTTGCGGCTATTGCTAAAAATCATAAGCGAAAAAGTTATAAACTTGGAAATATTAATAAAGCAATAGCAAAAAATGTTGGAAGTAATGATACAGTTTACGAAATAATTTATGTTGATGTTATTGATCCGGCAGAACCCGATATTGGAAAAACTAAAACTAGTTTTACTGCACAATCTAAAAACAGAATAACAGTAGATAGTATTCAATATGCAGTTACAGACGACAATACTGGTGTTGGTACAGGCGAAGGATTTTTTGAAATTACACTAAGAGGCGGTGATGATAGATCTCCGGCATCATCTGGTGTTATTACATTTTATACTAGAAGTGGACCTGTACTATTTACTCCAGGCGGCGGCTTTACATGCGTGTTACAAAGTGGTCAAGAAGTTACTGTAGCAGACATTAATAACAGTATTAATTCTGATCCTTACAGATTTAGACCAATTAGCAATACTATTAAAATTGACAGCGATGCTATCAAAGTTAGTGAGAGTAATGATCAAACTAGGTATATAAGTAATATAACTAATATGAGAGATCGAATTAGAGCAATTGGTAATAATTTAAGAGAATTTTATCCGTTGTGGATGCGTACTCCACAGAATGTAGGTGAGCCAGAGTTAGGTTATAAATTAGCAATTCCATTATGCTATTGCTTACCCGGCGAAGCAGATAACATTTTATTAAATATTAAAAACAGTAATTTTGATTTTAAAAGTTTAGGTATAGAAATTGAACGTTATAATATTGACAGTACACTAGGTAATAGTAACGAACAATATATTCCGTTCGCAAACTATCAATTCAATGTATAGTGCTGATAAATAACAGTACACGAGAGGATTAAAAATGGCAAGTAATATTAATGACACTGGCGTAAATCAAAACTACCCTGTTGCAGGTGTAGATAACGATTCGCAAGGATTTAGAGATAACTTTTCAGTTATTAGAAGCAATTTTGTAGCGGCAAAGGCTGAAATTCAAACACTACAAAATACAACTGCACAAGGAGTTACATATAACTCTGAGACAGGAACTAACGATTTTTTGAACAGTACAGTAACAGGTTTAAATCTTATTAACAGTACTGAACAATCATATTCAGCACCTGGTACAGTTACTTCTAGTCAAAACGTCAATCTAAGTAGTGGCTTTTATCAATCTTTTACAGTTGGTGCGGATATTACATTTAACCTAACTGAATGGAACAGTGATACTGGTAAGGCAGGTAGAGTAAGAGTGTATATTAAAAATGACTCTGTACAAAGAACTATTACATTTACATCAAATGAAAATGCTGGTACAATCAAACGAGGACCAACTTGGCCTACAGAAGATAGTACTGCCGTAATTGATGTACCTAATACTAAAACGTTTGTTTTTGAATTTGTTAGTTTTGATTCAGGCGCAACTGTATATGCCGACTATCTCGGTATATTCGAATAAAAATGATACATCCTTTTAGTGAAGATACAAAAAATTTAACAGTCCAGCAGTGTTACGATAAAATTGCTGAACTATCAAATAAGTACTTTGTTACACAAAATCCTCAGCTACGCGAACAAATTTCTACATTTATAGAATATTACAAACAAGAAGCTATTACCAAAGAAGCACAATTACGAATTGAGCAACAAAATCAAGATAATGGCAATTTAGATCTTGACAGTTTGATTAATATCAGTTAAACTGTATACATGATTATGAAAACAGATTCTTTAGGAATACCACGATTCTCAAATCGCGACTTAATCGATATGATCTATAGTGGTCATGTGGATAAAGTACACGTTGTACTATGTGATCCAAGTGATGACGTAGATAAATTTAATTCTGCAATGGAAGAACAAGGTATGAATCCATTGCAAAAGTATATTCCATTGGATGTAGATCAAAAGACTTTTGACGGTGTATGCCAAAGTGAATGGTTTATGCCACAAGAGTATAAAGAACTTGATGTCTATAGTTTTGTAATGAACAAAGCAGGTGATGATTTAGCAGAATTAAAAAGAGTTGAAGAAGAACTTGCACAGTTTAAAGTACGAGGCATGACTAACTTACTACGTTACATGATCTATCTTGTAGACTTTATGCGTGAGAATAACATTGTATGGGGTGTAGGACGTGGATCAAGTGTAGCAAGTTATGTGCTGTATTTGATAGGTGTACATCGTATTAATTCAATCCAGTTTGACCTGGATTGGCGTGAGTTCCTTAGATAAGTACAGTATAATAAACCTTTAACAGGAGAAATAAAATGGCAGTACAACAAAAGGGTCGTAAGCAATATAGAACAATGACAGGTAAAGTTATTGATATGGATTTGCTTAGACAAAGAAATGAACTAACTCCAGCTGTAGGCAATGCTCGTGTAAATGCACGTGGCGACGAACTAGGCCCAGGCGGAAAAATTATTAAGAAGCGTGAAGAGTTGCTTCGAGATTATTATGCAGAAAATGTCGAACCTACTGAGTTTGAACAGCCTGCACCTAAAGAAAAAGCTGAAGAAACAGCAGAACCACAAAACACTGTAGAAGTAGAGCAACCAACAAGTAGAAGTACAAAAGCTCAACCTGGAAAAACTAAGGCCGAATCAAAAACTCAAGACGATTGGGTTGAAGACGATGACGGCAACTTTGTACCAAAAGGATAAAGAAGAAAATGGATTTTGATTACGAAGCAATGGCCAAAGGCAAAAAAGGTATTCAGGCATCAGTAAAAGCAAACACCATCAGACCTATTCATAATCGAGTGATTGTAAAGAATATGCACTTTGGTGATACTACTACTAACGGAGGTATCATTGTACTAAACGATGATGGTAAAGATCGAGGAATTAAGCCTCGTTGGGCACAAGTAGTTTCAAAAGGTCCTGAAAACGACGATCCTTATAATGAAGGAGATTGGATCTTAGTAGAACACGGTCGTTGGACTAGAAGTTTTGACGTTGATTTTGGCGACGGAGAACCTATCACTATGAGAACAGTTGAAGCAGAGAGTATTCTTATGTGGGATACTGAACGACCTGAAGATATGTTGTTCGGTAGTAAAACAGGTGCAACTAGTACTACTACTCATCGTCCAGAAGACTTTACAGGTATGCCTCCGGTATAAAAATGAATCTGTCTAATGTTTCAACAGAAGCACTAAAGGCTAAACTAAAAAAATTAGACGCAGTATATCACATAACAGATGATGTCCAAATGCGTTATAAAATAATGCAGGCGGAAGACCAAATTAAACAACAACTTAGAGAAAGAGGCGAAATTGAATAACGTAGTAGATATAAACAAATACCGTGACTTTGTAAGCGAAGTTACGAGTGATGCAAGTAATGATCTAGAAGCAATGATTGTTAGATTGCGTGAATTAAACAAAACAGTAAACATTAGTTTACTAATGACAGGAGCAATTGGTATTGCATCAGAAGGAGGCGAGTTTGCAGAAATTGTTAAAAAATGTGTATTCCAGGGTAAGCCTTTGGATGATGACACTAAGTTTCACATTAAGCGAGAACTTGGCGATATTGCTTGGTATTTTGCTAATGCTTGTAGGAGCATCGGTGAAGACCCTAGTGCAGTAATTGAAGAGAATGTTCGTAAACTAGAAGCACGTTATCCAGGTGGATCATTTGATGTCCACTATTCCGAAAACCGCAAAGACGGGGATCTATAAATTTAATGGATTATGAAAAAGAACGAAAGATTCTCACGGATGTTGATGGTGTTCTTCTAGATTGGGAATCTGCATTTACAGCATGGATGGGAGAACGTGGTTACACCCCAGTAAATCCCGAAGTATATAAACAATCAGTACGATATAACATTGAACAAGAATTTGCAGATTCATTAGTACAAACATTTAACGAATCAGCATGGATGGGATATTTAAAACCTTTACGTGATAGTGTAAATGCACTAGATCAGTTTTCAGCTAGTCACTGGCACTTTGAATGTATTACAAGTCTTAGCACAGATCACTGGGCAGGAGAACTGCGCCGCACAAATTTAAACCGTTGGTTTGGTAATACTGTTCGAAGAGTACAGTGTATTGCTACTGGTGCAGACAAAGACGATATCCTAAAAGAATACGAACCGGGACATTGGTGGATTGAAGACAAGCCCGAAAATTGTGAAGCTGGCCTAAGAGCTGGGCATAAACCTATCTTAATTGATCATCCATTTAATCAGGAATACAATAATCCCGATGTCATTCGAGTAAAAGATTGGCAAGAAATTTATAATATCATAACCAAAAGTTCTTGACATCTTCTCAGTAATTTGTTATAATTTATAAAAATTAGGAGTATGATAATGAAGTTCCCCAAACCACAATCTAGCGGAATCGGTACAACTGGTGTAACTGGTGTTGCACTGTTAGTATTGCACGTTACAGGATACTTAACAGGGTGGGCATGGCCTATCCTGTATATACTATTGATTATGTCCGCAATGGGACAGGAAAACAGAAAAGGGTAATATGGCAAAAAGAAACAAACTTGAAAGAAAACTAGATGAGTACAATCACACAATGGAACTAGTAAGAACTATTGTTCCGATCGCTGTCTTAGTTTTACAAGTTATTATATTAATGAAGTTGGTATAAATGGCAACTCACGGCATGATTGATTTAGAAACACTGGGCGTAGAGCCAGACAGTGTCATAATGACCCTCGGAGCAATTAAGTTTGATCCGTTCACTGATGACGAACCTTACAGTCCATTGTATCTAAGATGTGACATTGAAGAACAATCAGAGTTACTATGTAGATCAATCGACGATAACACTATTGCTTGGTGGAGTAAACAAAAACAAGAAATCCAAGATGAAGCATTTGGTGATCATGAAGGCCGTGTTAATATGGATCAACTTACAAAAGCAATTAATAAATTTTGCGTAGGAGTAGATTACTTATGGTGTCAAGGCCCTTTGTTTGATTATGCTATTCTACAAAATTTATACAAGCAAGTAGGAAAACCTTGTCCTTGGAATTTTTGGCAGATACGTGATAGTCGTACACTATTTGCTATGATGCCTCAGGATCCGCGTAAAGCAATACAAGAAGAACTTCATAACGCACTAGCAGATTGTTACTATCAGGCTAAATGTGTACAACAAACATACAAACATTTTGGAGTAAAGGCAAGATAATGAAAGAACTATGGGTAGAAAAGTATCGTCCTAAGACGGTAGACGGTTATGTATTTAGAGATGACCATCAAAAGTCACAAGTAAAGCAATGGATTAAAGACGGCACTATTCCTCATCTACTGTTTAGTGGCAATGCAGGTATTGGTAAAACAACCCTTGCTAAAATTTTATTGAATCAATTAGAAATTAATGATTTAGATGTGTTAGAAATCAACGCAAGTAGAACAAACAGTGTAGAGGATGTTCGTGATAAGATTGTGAACTTTGTACAAATGATTCCATTTGGTGACTTTAAGGTTGTACTGCTAGATGAGGCTGATTACTTGAGTCCAAACGCACAGGCCGCACTACGTGGTGTTATGGAAGAATATCATACTACAGCACGTTTTATTTTAACATGTAACTATCCTAACAGAATTATTCCTGCACTGCATTCAAGATGCCAAGGCTTTCATATTGAACGCATTGATCAAACGGAATTTACAGCTAGAGTTGCAGAAATCCTTATTACAGAAGGCGTAACTCCGGATTTGGATACCCTTGATACATATGTAAAAGCAACTTATCCTGACTTGCGTAAGTGCATCAACATGGTGCAAATGAATAGTGTAGACGGTGTATTAGTACAGCCTGAAAAAAGCGATGCGGGAGATGCTGACTATAAACTTGCATTGGTTGAATTATTTAAAGCAGGTAAAATTAGTGAAGCACGTAAACTTGTATGTAGTCAAGTTCGTCCAGAAGAAATGGAAGATATATACAAATGGTTATATGATAATATTGAACTTTTTGGTGATGAAGAACGACAAGAAAGCGCAATTCTTATTATTAAACAAGGTTTGGTAGATCATACGCTTGTAAGCGATCCAGAAATTAATCTTGCGGCAACGATGATTAGGTTAGCGAGACTGAAGTGAAAACTTTAATTTGCGGAGAGAAAAATGTCTAGGACACTATTAGACGGTACAGAAGTTAATGAACTGTCGGAGCCATTACAGTTAGTAGTATACACCAAGTGTCCTGAGAAATATAAACTAATAGATATGGAAACAGGTGAGGAGTATATAGGCACTCGCCCTTCTCAACATGAGTTCCATTGGAGGAAAATAAATGACGTATCTAGTAAATGATAATTGTATCAAATGTAAGCATACTGATTGTGTAGAAGTATGTCCAGTAGACTGTTTTTACGAAGGTGAAAACATGTTAGTTATTAATCCCGACGAATGTATTGACTGTGGTGTTTGTGAACCAGAATGTCCGGTAGATGCTATTATTACAGATTTTAATGATGTTGATAACAAATGGTACGACATTAATTTTAAATACTCAAATACATGGCCTAACATATCTCAAAAGAAGGACGCACCTGCCGATGCTGAAGAGTGGAATGGTGTAGAAAATAAATTTGAAAACCATTTTAGCGAAGCACCTGGAGAAGGAGATTAAATGAAATTAAAATGTAAACATATTTTATTGAGTTACGATAAGGCTGAAAATAGCTCACATGAAAGACCATTAGGTGTAGCTATGAAAGATGCTGAACAATTAATTATTGAACTAAACAAGGGTACTATTTCATTTGCAGATGCCGCAGGAAAGCATAGTGCATGTGCAAGTGGGCCAAGACACGGCGGCGACCTTGGATGGTTTGAAGAAGAAAAAATGCATCCAGACTTTAGCAATGCTGTAAAGGTACTTGGTATCGATACTATTGGGCCACCTATTCTTACACCGTGGGGTGTACATATTGTATTAAGGACAGGTTAATGGTAGAATATGAGTATTACGATTGGAATAGTTTAATTACTGAAACTGACCGACAATCAATGTGTCGAGATGTTTCAGCAGGTATTGATGCTGGAAACTTCTGGACAAATAGTCCGAAGTATCAAACTAACTGGAATGTATTTCAGCAGTTTACAGATTTGAAGATGAGTTTTATTTGGTCATGTTTTAAATATTTAGGACGTGAAGTACAGATCAAACAAATACAAAGTTGGAGCTTTCGTACAAGTTTAGAAATTGCAGAAGACAGAAACAAGCTATGGCATCATCACAATCATAATACTGAAACTACTACAGTAAGTGGTGTTTATTATATGCATTTACCTGATGATGTAGCAGACTTAAACACAGCAGGAACAGAATTAGCACCGAACGGTGTTGACGGCGAAGGTAAATTCTTTACACCTTGGAAGACTGGACAGTGGATGATCTATCCTGGAAAAATTTGGCACCGTCCAGGAATTTTACAATCACACAATGATCGTTTTATTGTAGCGGCAGATATGGAGTTTTGATTTGATTAAAGCAATTTTAGCATGTGATGACAATGGCGGCGTAAGTAAAGACGGTACATTACCGTGGCCGCATAATACTACAGACTTGCAATGGTTTAAGAACAATACAGCAGGACATGTTGTTGTTATGGGATCCACTACTTGGGCAGATCCCCACATGCCAAGGCCTTTACCTAAACGTATTAATGTGTTAGTAACTTCGCAAGTATCCAAATATACTAACGACGGAATGGATGGCATTATTCAAGGTGACTTGAACATGCATTTAAGAGTGTTAGAAAAAACATATCCAGGATTAATAATTTGGGTGATTGGCGGGCCTAATATTATTGAGCAGTGTTTAGATAGTATTGAAGAATTTTATTTAAGTCGTATCCCAGGCAATTATGATTGCGATACGCATTTGCCTTTAGAGCAAATTGAAGAGATGTTCTTTTTGACACACGAAGAAGAACATCCTGAAGTTATATTTCAAATTTGGAAGAAGTGATGAAACAGTATCTTGATGCCCTACAATATATTTTAGACAATGGTGAAGATGTTAGTGACCGTACAGGTGTAGGTACACGCACAGTATTTGGTTATCAAATGCGTTTTGATTTACGTAAAGAGTTTCCTGCTGTTACTACTAAGAAACTTGCATGGCGAGCTGTTGTAGGAGAATTATTATGGTTCTTAGAAGGTTCAACAGATGAGCGTAGACTTGCTGAAATTACATTTGAAGCAGACAGAACAGAAATTTGGGAAAAGAAAACCATCTGGACTGCTAACGCTGATGCACAGGGTGTAGCACTAGGCTATCGTAATGATGATTTATATAAAGAACTAGGACCTGTATACGGAAGTCAATGGCGTGATTTTAACGGCGAAGGATTTGATCAAATACACAATATTATTCGCCAACTTACTACAGACCCAGATAGTCGTCGTATTATTCTAAGTGCGTGGAATCCTAATCAACTAGAAGATATGGCACTTCCGCCTTGCCATACACTTAGTCAGTTTAAAGTTATTAACGGCAAACTTAGTTGCCAAATGTATCAGCGTAGTGCAGATATGTTCTTAGGCGTTCCTTTTAACATTGCTAGTTACAGTTTACTTACGCACATGTTGGCACAAATCTGCGGGTTAGAAGTGGGCGAGTTTGTATGGACTGGTGGTGATTGCCATATCTATCAAAACCACTTTGAACAAGTTAAACAACAACTTGAGCGTACTCCTATGCAAGGTCCTACACTAGAAATGCCCAAGTTTGAAAATATTGCAGAACTATTAGAAACTGTTCCTAGTGATTATAAACTTGTTAACTATAATCCAATGGATAGTATTAAGGCACCGATGGCAGTATGAAACAAAAATTTATTGAAGCATACATGGACGTTGCAGAACGTTTTGCACAATTAAGTTCAGCAGTGCGTTTAAATGTAGGTGCGATTGTTGTTAAGGATGATCGTATTATCTCTATTGGCTACAACGGTATGCCTAGTGGTTGGGATAATGTTTGTGAGCATGAAGGCAAAACTAAGGCAGAAGTGTTACACGCCGAGTCTAACGCAATCGCTAAACTAGCTCGCTCTCCTGAAAGCGGAGAAGGCGCAAGTATTTTTATTACCCACAGCCCTTGCATTGACTGTGCTAAACTAATCTATCAAAGCGGAATAGCCGCTGTGTACTACAAAAATGATTATCGTAGTACACAGGGCATTCAGTTTTTAAATAAATCTAATATTAAAGTAATTAAAGTTTAACTACTCATCGCCGTATACTTCTAAAATCTCCTTCACTGCATCATGCCTTTCGATATCTTGGTGATCGAACGTAACAGTCGCTAAATGCGAAGCATTACCGTGGCGATTTAATTGATTAACAAAGTCAATTAAGCCGTTGTCTTTCATTCTATCTGCCTGGTTAAGGTCTCCTGTTACTGCCATTTTCGAACCTTCGCCGAGACGTGTAAGTAGCATTTTCATTTGATTTGCTGTAGAGTTTTGCATCTCATCAGCAATAATATATGAACGCTTAAATGTACGACCTCGCATAAATGCTAATGGAGCAATTTCAATTACGCCTTCAGCAATCATACCTTCAATGTCTTTTGCTGTGAAATATTCACGCAATACATCAAATATAGGTCTAGTCCACGGAGCCATTTTTTGTTCTAAAGTACCCGGTAAAAAACCTAGGTCTTCGTCAACTGAAACAGCTGGTCTTGTAACAACAATCTTGTCAATATTACCTTCTTTGAAAAATTTAATCGCAGTTAGAACCGCAATAAGAGTTTTGCCCGTGCCTGCAGGTCCGATACCAAAGACAACGTCTTTTCTATCGCTTGCAAGTGTAAGCATATATTCTTCTTGGGATCTATTACGAGGAATGATTTTAACATTCTTTTGTTTTTCTGGAAGGTAATTATTAATTTGAACAACATTATTGTGAAAGTTCTTACTCTTGCGAGCTCGCTTTGCACTCATGAAGTGTCCTCCTTTATGATATAACTTCATGTAAACATTACTTCTGTTTACAAAAATATTTAGCATCTTAGAGCCAAGTATAATCTACTAACACAATATTTTGATAAATAATAATATAGGAAATAGGTGCCATTATGAAAGATGTAATTGATGTAATCAAAAATATTCAAGACATATATGAAAGTGATAAAGCCTTTCAGATACTAAAAGATTTTGAAAGAGTACTCGATGACCTCGATTTATATGTATATGCAAACTGGGAAGACGGCGAATTAGTTCAAGGTCCTACTATTTCGCGTCATTGGGTCACTTGTTCTTTTATGTGGGACAAAGATAAAATGCCAGACCCTATGGGCGGCAAGCGTTTACTAGATTATGACTGTAAAGTTACATTTAAACGAGACAAAATTATTAAGCCTCGTAAAATTCGTAAACCTGACGATATTCGCCCTATGACAAAAATGGGTAAACTTGATACACATCCAATTTGGGTTGTTGAAATTATGATGCCTAAGAAACTCATTGCTGATATTTACAGCGGATATAAAGCACTTAATGATTACGAAACTGATGTTGGAACTGCTCCAAGCGTTCCGGCACCTGCTGAAACTGAAGGCGCCGATTTGGCAGCCGATGCAACTGCTGATGCGATAGAGACTGTATAACATGGGACTACAAAAACACGATTTAAAATTTCTTGTCGATAGTATTATCGAAATTGATTCTTATAAAAGTAAAATGGGCACTGATGAAAATATCATTACGTTAGCATTAAGTGTTAATGGTCACGAGCCTGCTAAAGATTTAGAAAATTTTGTAGAAAAAGGCTATCCGTTTGTGTTAGATGCTGATGTAAGTTCAGGTGAACAATCTGATGGTACATATAAAGTGTTTATTGAAATTGAAAGATCTAAAGATGCTACTACACAAATTTTAGAAATTGCTGACGGAGTTAAAAAACTATCTGGGTTAGATGATTTGAGATTTAGATACTATAAAAACTTTAAAAGCAAAGAACTATCAGAAGTTAACTTAGAAGCAACTGTTCCTGTTGATAGTGCATCATATGATATTGCAATCAACGAAACCCACAACGAAAATTATAAAAACTTTTTTAGTAAAAGTTATGCAGAGTCAGTTGACATGTTAGGTGAAAACACTCTTATTATTAAAAATACGTATGCACAAGCATTAAGATTTGAAGTAACTGATTTTGGTAAAGATACTGTGCTTAATGAGACAATCAATATGAATGATATGTCTGAAGTCATTTTCCTTACTAAATATCTAGGAGATTATAACATTACTAAGTATGGTAATACAATCGTACTTACAAATGAAAGTTATAGTTTACATTTAAAAAGGATATAGAATATGAGTTTTGATTTTAACTTCACAAAAGAGCATCTCGCAGAAATAATTTCAGCAGATGCTAACGATTGGTATGATGCACTATGCAAACTATTACCAAAATATGGAATTACAACAGAACGTAGAGTAGCACACTTCCTAAGCCAATGTGCTCACGAATCAGGTGGCTTTAAAACACTAGAAGAAAATCTAAACTATAGTGCAAAAGCACTTCGTGCAGTATTTGGTCGTTACTTTGGTGATGCTCCAAAAGCAGATGCTGATGAATATGCACGTAACCCAGAGATGATTGCTAACCGTGTTTACAACGATGAGTTCCGTAAATACAAGATGGGTAACACACAAGAAGGTGATGGTTGGAGATTTCGTGGTCGTGGACTGAAGCAGTTGACAGGCCGTGACAACTACACACGCTTTGGTAAGAGTGTAGGCATGACAGCAGAAGAAGCCGCAGAATATGTAGCAACTCCTGCAGGTGCTATTGAGTCAGCTTGCTGGTTCTGGGGCGCAAACAATCTAAACGACATTGCAGACACAGACGATGTTGTAAAGATGACTAAAAAGATTAACGGTGGTAACATTGGACTAGAAGATCGTCAAAGACGTTACAAACATGCACTACAAGTACTAGGTATGGATGCAGAAGATCTAGGTGAAGATGATGGCGCAACTATTGATGTTGATGACATTGGTACACTACGCAAAGGTTGCAAAGGCGAAGGCGTTAAAATGATGCAAGAAGCATTAGGTGTTGGAGCCGATGGTGACTTTGGTCCAGGTACTGAACGTGCTTTAAAAGCATGGCAAAGTGCAAACGGATTAGTTGCTGATGGTATTGCGGGTCCAAAAACTTTGGAAAAATTACTAGGATAAACTATGTTTAGTTCTTTAAGAATCGCTATTGTACTGACATTACTTGCTACAGCAGGTGTAGGATTCTTATGGATTAAAAACTTACAACGTGATTTAGAAATAGCAAGAGAAAATGTTGCTAAACTAGAAGTTGCTGTCCAAACTAGCGAAGCAAGTTTAAAACTTGAAAGAGCAGAAACAGTAAGATTAGGTGATTTGAACAATCAACTAAGCACGGATTTACAAAAAGCAGAGCAGTACGGAGATGAACTTCGTGCTACTCTACAAAAACACGACCTAACACACTTGGCTAATAAAAGGCCTAGTTTGATTGAAAAGAGGATGCAAAATGCGACCAATAAACTTTGGGATGATCTTGAGTCTATCACTGATCCTAATGGGATGCTCGACGTTCAGCCCGGAACCACAAATAGTAACAGTAACTAATACCGTAAAAACTACTGTACCTATAGTTGCTCATCCAAAGAAAGTTCAATTGAACGATGTTAAGATCTATGTGGTTTCAAAAGAAAACTATGACGAGTTTGTAAAAGAGTTCGAAGACAAGAATGGCGGGGATGCTTACATTGCTATTAGTGTAAAAGACTACGAAAATCTTAGTTTAAACTTTGCAGAACTAAGACGTTATATTGAACAACAGAAACAAATTATTGTATACTATGAAGAAGCAGTTAAGCCTGAGCCTGATACTGATACTGCTGAGTCTAAGTAGTTGTACTAGCCAATCTACTTGCACCATAAAACCTGGCATTGAGGCAAATACTAAAGGTGAAACTATTCAAGAAATGGTGTTACCTAAAGGCGAAGTTAGTTGCTCTTTCTAATAAATAAAATATCAAAAGGGCATTAATCATATTATCCTTTATGCTTGCTGGGTGTGTTGAACCAATGCAAGATCCTACTGTAACAGCAGTAGAGTTTCTCGGTCTGAATGAATACCAAAATCGTAATCAAATAAAAGAACTTACAGGTGTAGATCCTGTTCGTACAGAATGGTGTGCGGCTTTTGTAAATGCTATACTTGAAATGGACGGTATACCTGGTTCAGAAAGTGTAAGCGAAAATCCACTTATGGCAAGAAGTTTTCTATCTTGGGGGGATCCTATAGATCCAGAAGATATCCAAAAAGGTGATGTTGTTGTTTTTCCAAGAGGCAATAGCAGTTGGCAAGGACACGTAGGATTCTTCATACAAGAATACAATGGACAATGGATAATCCTCGGTGGCAATCAAGACAATACAGTTAATTATAAACTATTCAACCCTAGTAGAGCTATCGGAATTAGGCGTCGGCCGGAATAAATACACATAGTAAAGAGAGGGTTATTATGTGGGAAATGATACAACAGATGGCGGGCGACCGCTTATGGATTTATACTAGCATTGTAGGGTCATTACTAGGTGCCGCATTTTTATTCTGGTTTAAAGACACAAGAATGGCAACATGGGGCGTAACTAAATTTGATGCTACTCTAGAATATCTAGCAATACGCTGGGGCTGGACTTGGCTTCAGAATGATCCAAACGCATGGCGTGTTAAGTATCCTAAAATCACATCAAAAATTGACGAGCTTGAAGCTCGTATTAAAAAATTAGAGGGGAAACGTAAATGAGCGAAGAAACTAAAAATGTAACTATGGATGCTGAAACTGTAGCACGTATGGATACAAACGGAGACGGGCATATCTCTGCAGAAGAAGCGGCAATGGATCTTGAATTCAAACGTAAGCGTTATGAAGACATGGATGCTATGCGTGATGCACAGCGTAACATGGCGTGGTTCGCATTGTTTGGTATGCTACTATATCCATTTGCAGTTGTTGCGGCTGGATTCTTAGGCTTAGAAGAAGCAAGTAAAACATTAGGGTCAATGGCTCCGACATATTTTGTTTCAGTAGCGGCTATTGTCTCTGCATTCTATGCTAAAGAAGCATTTGTAAAGAACAAATAATCAGTTATTGTAAAATCTAATAGTCCATACGATAAGTAGTTGTATGGACTATTATTCTATCTTAGGCGTCCCTAAGAACGCTTCCGAACAAGACATACGAAAAGCATACAAAAAACAAAGTATGCAACACCATCCTGACCGCGGAGGCGACGAAGAACAATTTAAAAAAGTCAACGAAGCATACAGTACACTAAAAGATCCACAGAAACGTCAGCAGTACGATAATCCGCAACCACAAGGTTTTAGGGGTTTTAACGGTCCGTTTAACGGCACTGGATTTGAAGACGTTTTTTCTAACTTTGGATTTGGTCGACAAAGTGTACGAAATCGTGATATTAATATAGGATGTAATTTAGAATTAAAAGATGTTTACACAGGTAAACAAATTGTTGTAGCATACAGACTTAATAACGGAAAAGAACAAACAGTTGATCTTAATATTCCTATTGGAGTTCGACAAGGAGACCGTATTCGATTTGCTCAAATGGGACAACACGATATACCACAAGTTCCTCCAGGAGATTTATTTGTTCAAATTAATATTATGAATACACCTGAATTTGAAGTTCACGGGTTGGATCTATTAATGACAAGAAGAGTAAGTGTATTAAAATTAATAACAGGAACAACTATTGAAATCAAGACACCAAATGATAGTTTTTTAGAACTAAAGATATCAAAAGGCACACAACCAGGCACAACATTAAGACTTACTGGAAGAGGTTTACCTAATAGGGCCGGAGGTCAAGGTAGTATTTTAGTAAAAGTTATAGGACAAACTCCGTCAGGACTTGATCAAGAAGACATCGAAAAAATTGAACAAATTGAGCAAAAGTACTCTTGACTTTAAAGATATAAAGTTATATAATAGTTAAATACAAATATGGAGATTAATTAATGGTTGAGCCAAGTGAAGAACTACAGGTAGTATTCGATAAAGCAATTAAAGATGCTAGAAGTTTAAATCATGAATACGTAACATTAGAACATTTATTGTTTGCAATGTTATGCTCAGATAACTTCTTAAACATTCTAAACGGTTTTGGTATTGAATCAGAAAAGCTAAAGGCTGAAGTTCTTGATTATGTAAAAACTAAACTAGACGATATCGTTACCGATGTTGAAAAATACAAACCTAAAAAGACACAAACTGTAGAACGTGTAATGAACAGAGCATTTACACAAGTACTGTTTAGTGGTCGTCAACAGATTGATATTAGCGATGTATTTCTATCAATGCTTAATGAAAAGAAATCATACGCAACATACTTGATTACTAAGTCTGGCGTAGATAAGGAACGATTCAGTAATTATCTCAATAGCGAAATTGCTAATGAAATTGAAGACGACGAATTGCAGGGGCAAGCACAGAGAGCATTACGTGCATTTACTACCAACCTAAATAGTCAAGTTGAAAACGGAAAAATTGATCCTGTAATTGGTCGGCAAGAAGAAATTGATAGTATTGCATTGTCATTAGGACGCCGTAATAAAAATAACGTATTACTTGTTGGTGATCCGGGTGTAGGTAAAACTGCTATTGCAGAAGGTCTTGCATATCGTATTGTTAATAAAGAAGTTCCTAAGTTTCTTGAAGAGTACAGTGTTTACAATCTAGATATTGGTGCTATGCTTGCTGGTTCAAAATATCGCGGTGACTTTGAAGAACGCTTTAAACTAGTTATGGCCGCAATTAAAAAGCAAGGTAAAACTATTGTGTTTATTGACGAAGCACATATGATGAATGGCGCAGGTGCTGGCGGATCCAATAATGCAAACGATCTTGCTAATATGCTTAAACCTGCTCTAGGTAAAGGTGATATTAAAGTTGTTGCTTCAACTACTTGGGACGAGTATCGCAAGTACTTTGAAAAGGATCGCGCTCTTATGCGTCGATTCCAGCGTGTGAGTGTTGACGAGCCTAACAAGGAAACAACAACACAAATTCTATATGGTATTAAAAAGTACTATGAGGAGTTTCATCACACAACAATTACTGATCAAGCAATTGAAGAAGCAGTAAAATTGAGTGTAAAATATATTACCGATAAGAAGCTTCCTGATAAAGCAATTGATTTAATCGATCTAGCATGCTCAAGATTCAAAGTAAATAATATTGAAGATAATCGAGTTGTTGGTCCAGATGAAATTAAATTTGAACTTGCTAAATTTGTAAATCTTCCACCAGAACAGATTCAGCAAAAAGAAACTAATAATTTAAGCCAGTTAAACAAAAATCTTAAATTAAATGTTTACGGACAAGATCAAGCAATTGACGAAATTGTTGACAAAATTCTTGTTGCACAGGCAGGACTTAAAAGCGAAGACAAACCAATTGGTAGCTTTGTGTTTATGGGACCAACTGGTGTAGGTAAAACAGAGCTTGCTAAACAACTTGCTAAACATCTAAGCATTGAACTTGCAAGATTTGACATGAGTGAATATCAAGAAAAGCACAGTGTAAGTAAACTTATTGGTTCTCCTCCAGGTTATGTTGGTCATGACGATTCAAGTGGACAACTTATTAATAAGTTACAAGAATATCCTAATTGTGTACTATTACTTGATGAGATTGAAAAAGCACATCCAGATGTTGCACAAATCTTGTTGCAAATTATGGACAATGGTAAGATCACGGGTAGCGATGGAAAAGAAGCAGATGCTCGCAACTGTATTCTAATCCTTACTACTAACTTAGGCGCTGAGCAAGCTGAGAAAAACACTATTGGATTTAGTCAAGACTTTGCCGAAGATTATGGTGATGATGAATTCAAACGTTTCTTTGCTCCAGAGTTCCGCAACAGACTAGACGGTGTAGTTACGTTTGGTAAACTAGATAAAGAAATTTCTATTAAGATTGTTGGTAAGTTTTTACTTGAATTAAGAACAATGTTAGACGATAAAAATATTTCTTGTGAAATTTCTGATGATGCAATTGACTATATTGTTGAAAAAGGATTTGATTCTAAGATGGGTGCTAGACCAATGCATCGATTTATTGATAAGGAAATTAAACGTCCTCTAAGTAAAATGATGTTGTTTGGAGATCTAAGAGATGGTGGCTTGTTAAAGATTGATATTGCCAATGATGTCTTAACACTTATTGCACAGAAACAAAATATTGCTGATGAATCGCTTCAACACAACTAAACTCTTTTATAGAAAGTATCTATATAAATTAAGAATACGCAACGATGTTGCCGGGCTGTTTAGAGGTCTTAATCTTAGCTATATTAAGTCTAAGTTAGACACTATGCAACAGTTTGCTGAAGGCGAGTTATCAATTCCAAGCCCCTTTAAATGGGGCTTGCGAACTCCTAAAAATGTATCTTTAGAAATGTTTATGGATGCATGTGTATTATATCGTACATTTTTAGATAATAAAGATAACTGCACAATTAGAGTTGAAGGACATGTCATTGACATTTATTCAAACGAAGAAGATTGGTTAGAGAAATTATCTAAGCAAATAAATTGCGAAGAGTTTCATGCTCCTAGCAATGAAAATAAAGAGTTTTTAAAAAACAATACTAATGTAGTAATTTGTAATGAAGAGGTTGTGGAATGGCCATATCAAATATATTTTGGAAAATTTATTGATCCTAACTTTGCTAGTTACTGTGAAAATAATTCTAATATTAAAATAGGAAAAACAGCATTAGAATGTGCTAGATCTAAAGGTTGGTGTTTAGGATTTTACTTTTGGACCACTACTGAAAAGCAAGCAATGCTGGCTCAAATAGCACTAGGCGGAGGCGTACAAAAAATCATAAAATATGTAAGTCAGTCCGAATTGCATAAATACTAGTATGCCTAGTACAAGTGAAATAATTTTATCAGCAAACACAGCAACAGACGGTTCTACAGTAACTACTGTTGTTGGATCCGCCTTTAAGGGCGACGGTTATTATGGACGATCTGATGGTGTCCATACAGTTCAATACGACTTAAACGGAGTTACCGGTGATATTATCATCCAGGCTACTCTTGCAATAGATCCAGCAGATGCTGACTGGTTCAATGTACATTCGTATACTGCCGCACAAGAAACTACCGTTAGATATACAAATTTTACTGGTAATTTTGTTTGGATTAGAGCAAAAATAATCATCACAGATGGAACCGTAAATAGCATTAGGCTAAATCATTAGGAAGTAGAATGAAGAATTTTATTAACATTGTATTTGACAAAATTGAAGAAGTAGATGATATTGTAGTCGAATCAGTTGCTACAAGTGCATCTAATGCTTTAATGGAAAGTGAAACTAATTATTTGTTATTTGAAGATGAAAGCAAAACAATCTTAGCAGTTGAAACTCATGTGCAACTAACTGAAGAAGAGTCTAATGAAGTTGCAGTTAATATTGCAAATACATTGTTTGACCTAGGATATGAGAGTTTTGATATCGAGGTAAGTGTATAATGAAATTTTTTCAAATTAAAGAAGCTATTAATTCTAAACAATTATTAGAAGCTAATACTGGATTAGAAGCTCAACATGCAATGCATGATATAAAAACAATTAGTGATGCATTACCAAAAGTTCCTACAGAAGAAGTACAACAAAAAAAGTCACTAATTAATGATCTTAAAAATATTAAACAATTTTTAAGTAATTTTATTGAAAAAGCAAAGGCTGAGTTAAATCAACCTGCTACAGAATCAATTGAAACTGAAGCTACTCCTGATGTTAAAAGAAAGTTAGATCTTCTTAGTCCAAATGCTAAAAAACGTGCACCAGCAATATCTGCTACAGATAATCTTGATGAAGACGCACAAGAAATTTTAGCTGAAATTATGGATATGATCCAATGGGTCGAAGTTAATGTTGAAGATGAAAGTAAGAAAAAAGAAGGGATAGCTCGTGTTAACAGTTTGTTAGATAAAGTTACTAATAAATTCGTAGTACTGACACAAGAAAGAGATACTGCTCGTTCACAGCGTGATGAAGCAATTAATTTTGTGAAAGAAGTAACTGGTGTACTTGTACAATTAGGTAACAAAGTACAGGGCTTTGAAATTAAAGATCCATCTGAACTAAAAGGCAAAGATAAAACTTCTTATAATAAACTTGCAGTCAATGCAGAAAAGTTTACAAAGACTTTAAAGCAAGCATTGTTTGGTAAAATACTTGATATGCAAGAAGGAAGTGATGTAACCCAAGATGAGATCAAAGATTTTTTACAAGCCTGTGTCGACGGTAAAGTAATTAATATGCTAAGACTTATTTCTGTAAACAAAGGTAACGTTAAAGATTTTGTAAATCCAAACTATCAAAAAGTTTTTGACATTTTTGTAAAAGAAAATATCTTTAGTTATTCGCCAGGATCAACTTCAGGAGCTATTGGCCCAGGAGAAATGGCATTATCGATGATGGGCAACCCTGCCGAAAAAGGTAAAAAGGGTGACTTGAAAATCGGCGATAAGGAAGTTGAAATTAAAGCTAGTGATCGAACAGGTGGGCGTTTTAATAGTAAAGCACTTGCAAAGGCAACTACAGGTTGGAAAATTTGGGCTGAAAAGATTAATCAAATTTGTCAAAATGCTCCTAAAGATGCAACTATAAAAGTTAAACAAAAAGATGGCACATTTAAAAAAATGCCTATGACAAAATATGACGGTAATCAATATAATGTACTTAGAGGGAAAGCGAAACTAGGTAGTAGATATAACTGGAATGGCGGAGGTCTTGAAAAGTTAAACAATGAAGTATTAGAACCTTATTCAAACTTTGACATGACATATAATCTATTCCATGATACTATTAAAGGATTAGTTCAAAATTACGATCAAATTTCAAAACCGGCTTTTAACGACGATGGAACTCCAAATGAACATCATAAGCCTTTTGATCCAAGTGCGTTGATTGGCGGCGCAATTAAGCAGAATGGCGAAGTTGACATAGAAAAAATGAATGTTGCGTATTCTAAAATTGCGTATACCAGTTATCATTTAGCAGATGGTATTACTACTATCATGTTATTAAGAACTGATAATCTAAATTTCACTATAATTGACGACGGAGATGACTTAGTTGATAACATGGAACGTAATCAAGTTTCTACAGGCGGCGGATTTACATGGAATGATGATCAGCAATCGCCGACACCAGGATATATGTCAGCATAGGAAAATTATATGAAAAAAACTTTTAAAGATTATCTAGCAGAACAAGAAAAATTTAGAGATCACCTTGCTGAAGAAGAATATGACAGACAGCGTGACAAAGATGCAGTAAGTGGTAAGCCTCGCAAATTATCCGTAGGCTCTGGTGGCGGAAAACCTAAAGGTTATAGCAAAGATGAAGCTGAACAGGCCGCATTGGATAACATAAAGAAAATGCCGCAATTTTCTAAAGAAGATGCTCCTAAAGCATTAAAAGTAGCAGGTGGAGTAGCACTCGGTACACTAACTGGTGTTGGCGGAGCATTGATTGGACAAATGTTTGCTCCATTCTTAGGTGGCGCGGCTGGCGGTATTGCTGGTGCTGTTGGAGGATATAAAGCAGGTGCAGGTGGAACTGATGCACTGTGGAACACTATAGCTAGTAAATTTGGAAGCGAAGAGCGAGCACAAAAAGTAGGTATGGCTCATGCTAAAGCCGCTGCCGATGGTGAAAAAACATTTACTGTTGGAGATAAAGAATATCCTGTAACTCTAAAACCAGAAAACGCAGGAAAAGCTGTACAAGCAGTTAAACAAGCTGTTGCAACAAGTGAAACTATTAGAATTAAAGAACTTGCAGGTATTAGTGAAGAAACTTACGACGGCGATGACTTTTATGAAGCATATGGTGACCTTTGGTTTAATGAAGACGAAATGCTAGACGAAGCAGAATATCAAGGACGCAAAGTCAAACTTGGCAAGCCAATGCGTGGCGATGTTAAAAAGTTTAAAGTATATGTTAAGAATCCTAAAGGCAACGTAGTTAAAGTTAACTTTGGTGATCCTGACATGAAGATTAAAAAAAGTAATCCAGCACGTAGAAGAAGTTTCCGTGCAAGACATAACTGTGATAATCCAGGACCACGTACTAAAGCACGTTACTGGTCGTGTAGAAAATGGTAAGGAAGTAATATGAAGTTATTTGAATTTGTAGAAGATAGAATGGGACAAGAAAAAGATAAACTTCCGTACGATGTAGTCGAAGACATTCATTTTCATATGATTAGTGACGATTCATTTTATAGAAAACATTATCTACCATGTATGGATAGTTTAGGTGAAGATGGCATGGATGAAGAAAAAGTTATGCCTATGATTCATAAATGCGTTAATCACTATTGCAATAAATATGACATTAATAAAGAACCAAAAGATTTACTTTCTAACGAAGAAAAAGCGGACTTAGTAAAGAGAGTTTTAGATTACGAAAAAAATCCACCCAAAGGAGATGACGGTGCGTTTAAGACATCTATTTGAAGCTGAAACAAAAACAGCCGTTGCATCTTTTGGTAGACTTAATCCTCCTACCACTGGCCATAATGCTATGGTTGATGAAATTAAAAAAGTGCCAGGGGATCACTTTTTATTTTTAAGTCATTCGCAAGGCGCTAAAAACCCAGATGCTAAACCTGGAACTAAAGCAGGTGAAAACAAAGATCCTTTAAGTTTTTCAGAAAAACTACCTTTGGTTAAACAAGCATTTCCGAACGTAAATGTAGGATATGCTGATGTTACTAAGATCTTTGACATGCCTGTAAAATTATATAAATTAGGATATAAAAAACTAATTATAGTTGCTGGCAATGATCGTATGTCTTCATATAAAAGTATATTTCCTAAATATAATGGTGTAGAAGGCGATCATGGTTATTACAAATTTGACAATATTGAATTTGTAGAACTTACAAGAGATGAAGAAGCTGAAGGTGTAGAAGGCATGAGTGCTAGTAAACTACGTCAGGCTGTTCGTAACAATGATTTTGAAAGTTTTAAAAAAGGATTAATTGCTGGTAATCCACAACAATTATTTGACACTATCAAAGAAAGACTTGCTGTAGATAGTTTAGGAGTAAAACAAGAAGAACCTATAGAAGAGCCTATAGAAGAGCCTGCAAAAGAAGGTATCGGTGCTATGGCTAAAGGTGCTGTAGGTCATGTTAAAAATGCCGCAACAGCAGGCAAATTAATTTTAAAGTATGACCAAACAGGTAGAGAAGAAGATGCATTTGCGGCGATCAAGCACGGCTGGCAATGGATTAAAAATCCTAAGATGCGAAGAGGTATTGTAAATCTTGTTAAAAAATATGCAACAAAACAAGGACAAGATTGGCCAACTGCTGTAGCTCATATTAAAAAGAACACAGGAATAGATGTCTCTAATGTAAACGAATCACAAGATACTCCTACAAGAGACAAAGAAGATTATAACGCAAAGAGAAAAGCATTACAAGATATACAAATGGATCCTAATACAGCTAACGATCCAGATCTAAAAAAAGAATTAATTCGACGTCTTGCGTCCTTAGAAAAAAATAAGCCACAAGAAATTGCCGAACTTAAAGTACAACAACAACGTCCAAAGATTGAGGTAATGTATAATATTGCTGATCGTAAAGACGATAAACCTTTTCCATTAAGTTATAAAGATACTGGCGGCGCAAGCACAGGTGGACAAGTAATGATCACACCACAACAAGCACAAAAATTTATTAAATTCTACGAACAACGAGCCGATGATGAAAAAATATTAATGCAAAAAGCATTGTCTAGTGTTAGCGGTACAATGAACTTGTTAAAGAATCTTGGTATGGAAGCTAATTCTATACTACCTAATAACCCAGATGCAGAAATTAAAAGTCCTGAAGAGAAACTTAGAGCTAATTTAGCAAAGGGCGTGTAATGGATATTGAACGTTTAAAACAGCTTGCAGGTATAAATGAATTCAAAGGATGGACACAATACACTCCTGAGAATATCTCTCAGACTGGTACAGAAAAACGTAAAATAGAACGCGAAAAAAATATTAAACCTGGTACAGATGAATGGTTTAAACTTTGGTTTAGTTTACCTCATATGACTGGTTCTGTTAATAAATCTCCAGGATTTCGAGGACGTAAACGCAAATGAAATTTCATCAAATCAAAGAAGGCGTAGGTAGAATTGTTAAAGGTGTTAATACAACACCTGATGTAGGTCCTGACGAAGTTAAAATACAAGCGGCTAAGTTTGGTAATACTGTTGACAAAGATGGACGACCACCTACACTAAGCAAAAAAGTTAAAGGTTCCAAAACAAATGTATTGTTTAACTTAGGTATGGTTGAAAGTGTTGAAGAACGCTCGCTTACCAAAAGTGAAAAAAATAAAAAAGAAAAGATAGTTAAAGGCATGAAAAAAGCCAAAGGCGATTTTAAAGATCGTTATGGCAAAGATGCAAAAGCTGTAATGTATGCTACAGCAACAAAGATAGCTAAAAAGAAAAAAAAGAAAAAAACTAACGAAAGCAATATTACTAGAAAAGATCTAAAAGATCAAATTCTGCAAGGTATTAAAGTTGAATTAGAACACACTGACGATCCTAAAATTGCTTTAAAGATCGCTATTGATCATATAAAAGAGGATCCTGCATATTACGATAAATTAAAATTTATTGAAAATAAAGAAGTAGCGCAACCAAGTGAAATTTATGTTGACATGGATGGTGTGCTTGCAGACTTCTTTGGTAGTTGGAAGAAACTTATTGGAAAAGATTGGCGTCAGATTGATGACATTGAACCAGCGTTACAAAAGATACGTGACACAGATGACTTTTGGTTAAAGATACCTCCTACTAAAAATGCAAATAATTTGTTAAGTATTATCAAACAAATTAAAGGTAGCTACAATATATTAAGTGCTCCTTTACCTAATGATCCTAATTCAGAACCTCACAAGCGCGAATGGATTGAAAAATATCTAAAAAGTTTTCCTCCTAATAAAGTTATCATTACACAAGACAAAGCGAAGTATGCAACCCAATCAGACGGTACACCTAATATATTAATTGATGACTTTGGACAAAACGTTGCTAAATGGGAAGCCGCAGGTGGTGTTGGATTTAAACATAAAGATCATAAGTTTGAAAGAACGGCTCGCAATTTAGCCGCTCATTTAAGACAGCCTGCAAAAGAAACTTATACAAGAGAAGAACTACCTCAAATTAGTAGAAAAGATTTAAAACACATTTATTATACTGTAGAAACTATTAAAGTTGCAGACATAAAACCTATCCAAAAAGAACGCATCAAAGAAAATTTTACAAGACAACTTAATCGTGTGCAAAAAGGAAAATACAGTCCAATTATTGTTGACTGTGAAAACAAAATTATAAATGGTCATCATAGATATGACATTATTAAAATGTTAGAGATGGAAGAAATAACTGTTTATAAACTTCCTTTGTATGTTGAAAATCTAGTAGAGTTTAATAAATTAACTAAAAAAATAGGAGCAGGTGCTCTAGCAGGTGCAATGGCATTAGCACCTATGGGCAAAGCGTTTGCTGGAGATGCTCCTACTGATCCATTGCCTAACAAGCAGACATCTACTATGGTGCAGAAAGATGTGGGCGGTAAGCAAGATTTATCAAAAATTCAAGCACCAGTAAAAAATGATTTTTGGAAAGTTACAATAAACTATAAGGGCAAGGATGTTAATTTAAAACTACCATTTGACGCAGGAACCAATAAAAAACAGATAAAACAATTTGTTGACGATATGATGTCTCAACAAGGTGTAAAGGATTACGCAGTTAAGGATATCGATACTCTTAATAAGGTTCCTATAGATCAATCCATACTGAAAAAGTTAGTTCAAGAATTAGAAAAAAGAAACGGAAAACAGAGTATTCCATATCTTGCCGGAATGGCAAAGAGAGCAGGTGCTAAACCAGGTGCAGACAATGCACACGCAACCGCGGCAATGAAGGCATACTTAGGAAAATGAGAATATTCGAACTAATAGAAAACAACGAAAACTTTGCTAACGCAACAAAACAAGATTTTCTTGCATTTAAAAAATTTGTCAAAGGTACTACACATTTATTTAAGAATTATAATAATATGTCCGAAGAGGAACAAGACGAGTTGCTTGCAGATCTTGTAAAATTACAATTTGATAGTAATTTAATGAATAGTTTTCCTAAGTGGAAAGAGTATGCTATTAAAACCATGAAAAATTTGGATGACGAAAGAATTCAAAAAGTATTTAAACAGGCAGGACTTGTTGAAAACTTTGCTGACGGTAAGAAAAAAGAAACTATAGAAGAAACTATTCGTAAGCAAGGTGACAAGTATGTTATCTACAGTAAAGACGGTAAAAAGAAACTTGGCACATACGATAGTCGTAAAGCAGCCGAAAAGCGTCTAGGACAAATAGAGTATTTTAAACATGCTGGTAAGTGAGATTACAGAAAACTTTGCTGACGGTAAAGTAAAAGGCAAAAGCAGACCAGGACGAGTAAAGAAGTCTGGTGCTAGTTGCAATGGTAGTGTTACAGCATTACGCAAACGTGCTAAAAATGCAAGTGGTGAAAAGGCTAAAATGTACCACTGGTGCGCCAACATGAAATCAGGTAGAAGCAAAAAAGGTAAATAGTATTATGAGATTAAGAGAAATTACATCTAACATTAAACAGCCAATTAACGAATTTGATATTTTAGGCGGATTAAAATGGCTTGGCAGGGCCGCACTAAGTGGGCCAGCAACTGCCGCACAAATTGCGTTAACACCTAGTTCTACATCCGCATGGGACACTACTGATGCTCCGGCTATGTTGTATAATAAATTACGTGCAGACGGACGAGATGAAGCAACTGCAAATGCCGCGGCATTAGAACTTAGAGATAGAATTAGTCGAGGCGATCACACCGCTATTCAAACATACAGAGATGCTACAGGGGACACTGGCCAATTGCCATGGGACTTACAAGATTTACAAACTTCAATTGATCAAAGAATTGCATCAGGTGGCGGACGTGGAAACGGTGCCGCTGAACTTGCTCAAAGGCGAGCAGATGCGGCAAATGGTGTTCCAGGAGCAGGTCCTGCTCCAACAGACAGTCCAAAAGCAGATACTACTGCTCCACAACAGCCATCTACACCTGGTGCAAGTGATTCATCTAATGCGCCAAGTAGCACAACGGATACTAGACCATCAACTACTGCTCCTAAGACTACTACTGCTCCTAAACAACCAGATGCTGTTCCAACTTCTGTTGCAAATTTGCCTAATGTTGTTAAAGACGCAGGCGCCGCTCAAGCACTAGCACAATCTAATCCACAAACATCAGCACAATGGGCTGATGGTATTGCAAAAGCAACTGGTGGTACGCTAGGTGCATCAACTGTACAGTCGTTAGCACAAGGTGCTATGAAATATGCTTTGCCAGCGGCAGCTGTAGTTGCATTGTTATACGGTGGTAAAAAATTGCTTGATTATGCAGGTTCTAAAAAGAAAAAAGAATCAATAGGTGAAAATAGCTCTGCTCCAATAGTTGCCGCTAATGTGGCATCTGTTGCTAATCCTCAACACGCAAAAGGCCATGTTGGAAAAGATAAAAATGGCTTACCAAAGAAAAACTCAAAGAAACAACCTGGTACTAATTTAGTAATAAATGCACTAGATGATGACGAGGGCTTCTTTGGCTCCAAGACAATCAAAAGATAAATACTGTATAGGAAAACACAATGAGAGAAAAACATTTAAAAGAAACTGGTTTAGCCGATATGGCATTTAAGGTTGAACAAGACCACGAAGTTCAAATGGCTCGTGCCGAATTATATAAACTAGCTAAGTATGCAATCAAATTACACGAAATGCTTAAAGGTGTATCAGAGCAACAAGGTTTAGAAGGTTGGGTGCAAGCTAAGATTACAAAGGCCGCTGACTATGTTTCAAGTGTTTATCATCATATGGATTACGAAACTAAGTTTGAAGAAGTAACAGAATCCAATAAATCAATTGTAGAAGGCATCGACTCTCCAATAGTGACGATGACTATTCCAAACACAACTCCTGAGATGGCAGAAAAAATGGAGAGAATTGCTAACGAAAAGAACATCGAGTTTTCAAAACAAGGAAACACTGTTTTTTTGAAGGGTAAAAGAATTGATATGACAATGCTTACAACTAAAATGGCTATTGCTCAGACAAACATACCAATGGTTCCTGTTGAACCAAAGCGTGGCACTCCAGGTAATCCAATCGGCATGTCTAAGGATCAAATGGCAGATCCTGCTAATCAAGACCTAATGCAAAAAGCAAGACGTATGGATGCATTAGGTGATAGTGTAAACTATAAAGGTTTTTTAAGCAGTTTATTAGAAGAAAAAGTAACAAATAAGTTATCTGAAAAAGTAGAAATGTGTCCAAAAGCATGTTGCGGGAAACCTGTAACAGAATGCTCATGTGGACCAGATTGTAAACATTGTGATTGCTACGAAAAGAACAAGGCAATGAAGGAATCTAAAAATAACCTATGTGAAGATTGCGGTAAAGAAAAACTTACCAAAACAGAAATGACAGAAATTGCTAATCTAGAAGAAGGCAAAAAACACGGCAATAGTAAAGTTTATGACAAATGCTGGAAAGGCTGTCGTAAAGTTGCAGGCAAAAAACGTGGTGAGCCAGGCTCGTGCAAGTGTGACTAAATGTCTCAATCATCCATTGGTGGTTACTATCTAGAAGACAGTGCCGAAGATTTTGTTTGGCAAACAATAGATCCAGATCATATCTGGGTTATGGATAAACTAATACTTTCACGTAAATTAAAATATAATAGTGGCCCGGTCGGACTTGATGTTCCGCATCCGGGCTTTTATATTGTACGTCCTTGTGTTAACATGTTAGGACTAGGACTAGGCGCTCAAAAGGTTTGGATCGAACAACAAACAATACATCTTCCATTAGGACACTTTTGGTGCGAGTTTTTCGAAGGCGATCATTACAGCATAGATTACTTCAAAGGTAAGCAAATGCTATGTGTACAAGGTAAAAAACCTGAAGATACATTTACAAAGTGGACTGATTGGCGCAGAGATGATAAGAAATTTACGTTTCCCACATTACTAAATGAATTAGTTGAACATCATCCTTGGATGAACTGCGAGTTTATAGGTAACAAACTCATCGAAGTACACCTAAGACGCAACGAAGACTTTGATGGCAACATCAATCATTTCATTCCAGTCTGGAAAGGGCAGGATACTACTCCGCCCAAAGGATACACGTATCGTGAATACCCAGACATCCACGACAGAATTGGTGCTTTTGTTAAATAAAACGCTTGACAAAGCCTAAATAATCATATATAATTAACTTAAATTACAACTCAACAAGGAGAAAACTATGAGCGATCGTACCTATGGTGCAGAAGAAAAAGCAAAACTCGAGCGTCTTGTCAATGAAGGCGCAACAGTTCTAAGAGAAATTGAAGATCTTACAATGGGTCTTAAAGAAACAGTTAAAGCCGTAGCAGAAGAACTAGATATTAAACCAGCACTAATTAACAAAGCTATCAAAGTAGCACACAAAGGTGACTGGGATAAAGTAAACGATGAGTTTGAAGATCTTGAAACACTAGTTGTTACTGTTGGGAAAGACAAATAATAAGTGGAAAAAATAAAAGACTTTTGGCTAGATAGTTATACTAGTGATAAAACTGCATTTGCATTTGAACTTGTAAGTTTTATATTTACAGTTGGTGCAAGTATGACACTAGCCTTAAATGCCAAAGATCCAAATATGCTTATTGTGTATCCAGGGTTTTTTGTTGGAAGTATAACTCAAGCGTATGCAAGTTATCGTAGAGGAGCGGCATGGGTATTGCTGTTGACTACTTATTTTGCATGTGTTAACATTTTTGGATTTGGAGTTGCATCACAATGGTGGTAGAAGTTTTAAAACTTTTAGGACTTCTTGTATTATTTTATGCTGTTCCTATCGGAGCATTAATAATGTGGAATAATGAGGACCCAAAAAAATGATAGTAAAACCTTACCAGTGGTTAGCTTGGTTCAGTACAGCTTGTTTGTTAGTTGCCGCTACACTAGCCGCATTTAATATCTATCCTTGGTACATCTTTGCGTTTATTGGCAGTAATAGTCTTTGGGTACTAATAGGTATTCTATGGAAAGAAAAAAGTTTGATTGTGCTAAACGCAGGACTAACCGCAATTTACATTGCGGGATTGATGTTCTGATAAGTAATAATAACGCCAATAGCAATAGCTAGGTAAGTAGATGGTTAAGTTGGCCACAAGCAACGTAGGAAAAAATGAAATTATCGTGTAGTACAATGTACATTTCTCAGCCCGTCGCTATTAGACATGGTGCAATCGGCTTTAGTAAACAATTCCGACAATCTATTATTGAACACTTTCTTAAATTGAAAGAAGAAAGTGAACCTACGCACGAGTCTTGGAAAACCGGACACGATATTCATCTTGACCATAACATACTCAATCCATTACTAGACAAAATACACTTATGGTATTGTCATAATGTTGTAGGACCTCGCGGTCCTAAATTTATAACTAGTCAAGTTTGGAATAATACTCAACGTTTAAATATTGATGCTGAAGTATGGTTCCAAGAGAGCTTACCTGGGCAAGGTTGCCCACAACATGAACATGGCACATTAAGCCGTTATAGCTGGGTATATTACTTAGATGTTGGTGAAAGTAATAGTCCACTTACATTTGTTGAAATGAAAGAAACAAAAAACGAAGTATTTCCGGTTGACGAAATACATCTTCCTGTGTATAATGATATGATAGTTATGTTTCCAAGTAACATACATCATAAAGTTTATCCTGTAAACACAACCAGGTATATACTAGCAGGAAATATTAACGATATCTCGTATAAGGAGAATTAATTGAGTTACGTAGACGCATTATTTGATAGAGACAATGATATTATTCGTGTTGTCGAACGCAAGGACGGCAAAAGAGAGTATCGAGAGTATCAAGCAAAGTACACGTTTTATTATGAAGACCAACGTGGCAAATACAAAAGTATCTACGGAACTCCGTTGACTCGAATTGTATGCAAAAATACAAAAGACTTTCGTAAAGAAGTTGCTATTAATAATAGTAAAAAACTATTTGAAAGTGATATCAATCCAATCTTCCAATGTTTGAGTGAAAACTATCTTAACCAAGATGCTCCTAAACTAAACATTGCATTTTTCGATATTGAGACGGACTTTGATCCGGAACGAGGCTTTGCTGATCCTGCAGATCCATTTATGCCTATTACATCAATATCTGTATATTTGCAGTGGTTAGAAACAATGGTGTGTCTTGCTGTTCCGCCTAAGACGCTTACTATGGACGAAGCAAAGAAAACACTTGAAGGTATTGACAATGTAATGTTGTTTGAAAAAGAAGGTGATATGATTGATACCTTCTTAACACTAATTGAAGATGCTGATATTTTAAGTGGTTGGAACAGTGAAGGTTATGATATTCCGTACACTGTAAATAGAACTAGTCGTGTACTAAGCAAAGATGACACACGTAGATTCTGCTTGTGGGGTCAGTTGCCTAAGAAGCGTGAATATGAAAAGTATGGGAAATCAGCTGTTACCTTTGACCTAATAGGTAGAGTGCATTTAGATAGTTTGGAATTATATCGTAAATACACATATGAAGAAAGACACAGCTACAGGCTTGATGCCATTGGTGAGATCGAAGTTGGTGAAAACAAAGTCCCTTATGAAGGTACTTTGGACCAGTTGTACAACAATGACTTTAGAAAATTCATCGAATACAACATACAAGATACCGCACTACTGGACAAGCTGGACAAAAAACTAAGATTTATCGATCTTTCTAATTCGATTGCACACGAAAACACAGTGATGCTACAAACCACTATGGGTGCTGTTGCTGTTACAGAGCAAGGTATTATTAACGAAGCACACAACAGAGGGTTGCAAGTACCTAATCGTCCAAAGCGCGATGATACAGAAAACACACAAGCCGCAGGTGCATATGTTGCGTTTCCTAAAAAGGGCTTACACAAGTGGATTGGATCAATGGATTTAAATTCACTATACCCATCTGTAATTCGTGCATTAAATATGGATCCTGCAACTATCGTTGGACAAATTCGTCCTGATATAAGTGAGTCTCGTGTACGAGAAGATATGGGGCTACAGAAAAAGAGTTTTGCAGGTAGCTGGGAAGGACGCTTTAGTACAGAAGAATACGAAGCAGTTATGGACCAGCGCAAAGATATCGCACTAACTATTGATTTTGAAAATGGTCAAACAGAAGTTTTAAGCGGTGCAGAAATACACAAATTAATTTTTGATAGTAATATGCCGTGGATGCTTAGTGCTAACGGCACAATCTTTACAACAGAATTTGAAGGAGTTATTCCTGGTCTATTAAAGCGTTGGTATAGTGAGCGTAAAGATCTGCAAAAGATGTTAAAAAAGGCAAAAGATGCAAAGAACGAAGCAGAAATTGAGTACTGGGATAAAAGACAACTTGTCAAAAAAATTAACCTTAATAGCTTGTATGGTGCTATTCTTAATCCTGGGTGTCGCTTTTTTGATAAACGTATTGGCCAGAGTACTACACTAACTGGTCGTACTATTGTTAAACATATGAGTGCAGAAGTTAACAAAGTTATTACTGGAGTATATGATCATGTTGGCGAAGCAGTTATTTACGGTGACACTGACTCTGTATACTTTAGTGCGTGGCCTACTTTACATAAAGAAGTAGAAGCTGGTAACATTCCTTGGACTAAAGAAAATGTAATTACACTTTATGATCAAGTATCAGAGGCGGCTAATGCAACGTTTTTTGATATGATGGCAAAATCATTCCATTGTCCAAAGAGTCGTAGTGATGTTATTGCGGCGGGTAGAGAAATTGTTGCAGAAAGCGGACTGTTCATTACTAAAAAGCGTTATGCGGCACTGGTGTATGACACGGAAGGTTTCCGTTCAGACGTAGATGGTAAGCCAGGTAAAGTCAAAGCTATGGGCTTAGACTTGCGCCGTTCAGATACTCCTGTGTTTATGCAAGAATTCCTAAGCGAACTATTGCTTATGGTATTAACTGATAAGAAAGAAAAAGACATTCTTGAACGCATTACAGTGTTCCGTAAGGAGTTTAGTGCAAGACCAGGCTGGGAGAAAGGTTCACCTAAACGTGCAAACAAGATTGGGCATTATCAACGTCTTGAAGAAAAGCAAGGCAAAGCAAACATGCCTGGACACGTAAGAGCAAGCATCAACTGGAACACGCTGAAGCGTATGAACGGTGACAAGTACTCGCAAGAGATTGTAGACGGTATGAAAGTTATTGTTTGTAAACTAAAACAGAATCCATTGGGCTATACAAGTGTCGCTTATCCAACAGATGAGCTACGTATTCCAGAATGGTTTAAGGAACTGCCGTTTGATGATGCGGCAATGGCAGAAACTATCATCGATAATAAACTGGACAATCTAATTGGTGTGTTGAATTATTCATTAGAAGATACTAAACAACACACTACATTTAATAGTTTGTTCGACTTCGGAGACTAATATGAAATTAACTTTAATCGGATACGGATTTGTAGGCAAGGCTGTATATGAACTACTAAAAAATCATTATGATATTAAAATTGTAGATCCTACTTATAATAACAATGAAATTCAAGACGACAGTGACGGATATATCGTGTGTGTGCCAACTCCATCGACTGTAACTGGTGTATGTGATATGTCTATTGTTGAGTCAGTAATTAAAGAATGTCCTAATAGCAAACCTATCTTAATTAAAAGTACTATTAGTTTAGAAGGATGGAAACAACTTGAAACATACAATAAAGAAATTACGTTTAGTCCTGAATTTTTAACTGCGGCAAATGCCAATGAAGATTTTAAAAACCAAGATAAGATGTTATTTGGTGGTGGTAATAAAGAATTTTGGAATGATGTGTTTATAGAATGTAAAGCCTTTAATCCAATATACGCAACAGTAGAAGAATTAATTTTAACAAAGTATTTACGAAATAGTTTTTTAGCAACAAAGGTTGCTTTCTTTAATGAAGCGTTTAATCTATGTGAAACAGCAGGCATAGATTATAATCAAGTTAAGGCATTGGTAGGAATGGACGATAGGATTACACATAGTCATATGCAGGTTCCTGGTCCAGATGGTGAAAGAGGATTTGGCGGCGCTTGTTTTCCTAAAGACACAAAAGCATTACTACATAGTGCAGAAGAAATTGGATGTTCGCTACTAATCTTAGAAAGTGCTGTAAAAAGTAATCAACAACTTAGGAGTAAAAATGACTAACATATTAATAACTGGCCATAAAGGATTTATTGGAACTGTACTTACTAGTCGATTAGATAAAAAATTTGATACACTAGGATTAGATATCAAGGAAGGCGACGATATTTTAACTTGCGATTTACCGCATCCCAGTGTTGTAGATGTAGTTATACACCTAGCCGGTATTGGAGGAGTTCGAGAAAGTCTAGCTGACCCTAAAAAATATTGGGATACTAATGTAGAAGGTACTAAACGTATCTTAAATTATTATCCAAATGCAAGAGTGCTAGTCGCAGGATCAAGCTCACAATACGAACCAGAATTAAATCCGTATGCGGCAAGTAAACATGTAATTGAGTTTATTCCTCATCCTAATGTTTGCTTTATGCGATTCCATACAGTATATGGCCCTAGTCCAAGAGCAAATATGTTCTTTGATAAGTTACTAAACAATAAACTAGAATATGTTACAGCTCATAAAAGAGACTTTATTCATATTGAAGATCTTTGCGATGGAATTGAATTGCTTATTGACAGTCAAGTACAAGGTCCTATTGATATTGGTACAGGAACTACTGTTAGTATCCAAGAAATAAGACCCGATTTACCTGTTAAGTTAAATACTATTGGTGAACGACAAGTTACCCAGGCAAATACAAGAGCAATGAGAACATTAGGCCACAGACCTAAATACACAGTAGAAAACTTTTTAAAAGAACGAGGCTTTAAATGAAAATAGGCTTTACATGTAGTACATTTGATCTGCTTCATGCAGGACATATACAAATGTTACGAGATGCAAGAGAACAATGTGATTATCTAATTTGTGGATTACAAATTGATCCCAGTATTGATCGGCCAGAAAAGAACTCACCTGTTCAAACAATTGTTGAAAGACATATTCAACTCAGTGCAGTTAAGTATGTTGACGAAATTATTCCTTATCAAACAGAAACTGATTTAGAAGATATTCTAAATATGCTTCATATTGATGTAAGGATTCTTGGCGAAGAATATAAAAACGGCAAATTTACCGGAAGAGCAATATGTGCCAAGCGAGGAATTGAACTTTATTTCAATAAAAGAGAGCATAGATTTAGCTCAAGCGATCTACGCAAAAGAGTATCGAACAGAGAAGGTAATGCCTATCATCCCCAGGGATAAAAGGTAAAAAAACACTTGACATTTAAACAAATATGTCGTATAATCTAACAATAGGAGAATCATTATGAAAGACATTTTACAAGATATCGTTGCTAAAACACATGCACTAGGCTTTTTGAGTTTGGTAAAAGTTACAGGCGACGAAACATCAACTACAGTTGAATCAATGGCAGAGGATCGTTCAGTCATTCTTTCAAGTTCAACTAAACAAAAAGTTGAAGAGTTTGGCGAGAACATTTTTGGTATGCCTAATCTGGACAAACTTGCATTGCATTTGAAGAATCCAGAATATCAAAAGAATAGTAAACTTACTATTATTAAACAAGAACGCAATGGTGCAACAGTTCCAACTGGTATTCACTTTGAAAACGAAGCAGGTGACTTCCAGAACGACTTCCGTTTTATGGTAACTGAAATTATTAACGAAAAACTTAAAAGTGTTAAGTTTAAAGGTGCAACATGGAATGTTTCACTAACTCCAAGTGTAGCATCTATTACAAGACTTAAATTACAAAGTGCGGCACACTCAGAAGAAACTACATTTACAGCAAAAGTTGAAGAAACTGGCGGCGTAAAAGATCTAGTATTTTACTTTGGTGACGCAAATACACACGCAGGTAAATTTGTTTTTGCAACCGGTGTTGAAGGAAATCTTACACACGCATGGACATATCCAATTGCACAAGTTCAAAGTATTCTTAACTTAGACGGTGATACAACTATGAGTCTAAGTGATCAAGGTGCTATGCAGATTAGCGTAGATTCAGGCATGGCAACATACGATTATATTTTACCAGCGCAAAGCAAGTAAAAGAAAGGACGAATGAGTAAACTCATAGATAAAATAGGCAAACTACATTCAAGATTATTTAATTATGTTAGTGAAAAAGCAAAGACAAGCAGAACATGGGCAATAGTACTTACTATTCTTGTTATATACGAGTTGATAGAACATTTAGTATATCCGTGGCTTGTACCTTTGTTAGCCTTTAAGGCATTTGGAGAATAGTAAATTGAACACGGATCTAACAGCATCACAAAAAGACTACGCAGTATTCTTGCCTGCATTAAGTGGGTTTTATGCTACATTTATAGGTAAGCAACGTAGAGAAGAATATGTTGAACAAAGTCGTATTCCTTATCCAAATATGGAAAGTATGAATTGGTTAAACAAAAAAGAAGGATTGTTTAACTATCACTGGACCTTATATTCAGCAGGACATGCTGAATTAGATATTAACAAGGATGCACCTAAAGAACTAATGGTGCGTGAACGTGATAGAGAGAACAGTTGGCTACTTGGTGACTCAGGTGGTTTCCAGATTGGTAAGGGTGTTTGGGAAGGTGATTGGAAAGATCCTAACTGTCCTAAGGCGCAAAAGAAACGTGAGCAAGTTCTTGCGTGGATGGATGCTTACATGGACTATGGAATGATCCTTGATATTCCGGCTTGGGTGGCACGTTCGCCAGCAGGAGTAAAAGCAACAGGTATTAGTACATATCAAGAAGCAGTTAATGCTACACGCATTAATAATGATTACTTTATGAAACATCGCACTGGTGCTTGTAAGTTCTTAAATGTTTTGCAAGGTGAAAATCACGCTGACGCAGAAGATTGGTATCAGCAGATGAAAGACTATTGCGATCCAGTTAAGTATCCTGACACACACTTTAATGGTTGGTCAATGGGTGGTCAGAACATGTGTGATATTCATCTAGCATTAAAACGTATTGTTGCACTACGATTCGACGGATTACTTGAAAAAGGCAAACATGACTTCATGCATTTCTTAGGTACAAGTAAACTAGAGTGGGCGACACTGCTAACGGATGTACAAAGAGCAGTTCGAAAGTATCACAATCCTAACTTTACAATTACATTTGACTGTGCTAGTCCTTTCCTTGCAACTGCTAACGGACAAATTTACATTCAAACAGAAACTGAAGATAGAACAAAATGGGTCTATCGAATGGTTCCTAGTATCGACGAGCTAAAATATGCAAATGATACTCGTAATTTTCGCGATGCAGTATTACAAGATGGTATCTTTAAAAACTTTACAGATAGTCCATTAACTAAAAATATTAAAGTTAATGATGTTTGTATATATGCCCCCGGAGATACTAATAAAGTAGGCGGACCTAAAATCCTCAAAGGTGACATTGACCGTGATAAACATGGTAATCCGATCTTAGATGAAAGCGGCAATCCTATTGTAAGAGGAAAAGATTCAACAAGTTGGGATAGCTTTAGCTATGCTATTCAAATGGGGCATAACGTATGGAGTCACATAAATGCAGTACAAGAAGCAAACAGACAGTATGATAAAGGAAATCTTCCAGCCATGCTTGTTCAGGAACAGTTTGACAGGGTTTTATTTAGAGATGTTGTGGATGCGATATTCGCAACAGACAACAGAGACAGAGCAAACGAAATCATTGAAGAACACTCAAAATTTTGGATGAGTATTATTGGTACTAGGGGTGCAACAGGTAAAAAAACTGTAAATGCACAAACACATTTTGGTAATTTATTTGAGGAAGTATAATGTCTAATTACACAAATACTAGCGAAAAGATTGAATCACATCTTGAAGAACTAAAACGGAAACATCGAGCCATTGACACAGAGTTAGAAATCAAGTATAATAATCAAACATTAACTGAAGAAGTACGTAGAATGAAAACAATGAAGTTATGGTTTAAGGACGAAATACATCGACTTGAAGCTGAACTTCGTTCATTAAACGGAGAGTAGTAGAAAGAATGAAAAGAGATTACGAAACAGGCACAGCAGATGACATTGTTTTCTTTACAGGCGTAGAAGTTGAAAAGACTCCTGCATATGGAATGAAGACACTGTTTGTAACTGGTGTGCAACCTTGTGATGTTATACAAAAGCATTATGATGAAGAGCAGTGCGAACATATCTTCTTTGGTGCTAATCATAGTTTTAATCCAGGTACTAACTTTCCTGAAGATGCAGATCAATGGGATCCTTGGGAAAACATGATTAAAGCGTTTCTAACAGCAGGTAAGATTTGTAGTTTAGACATTCCTATTACACTTGCTGAAGCATTTCTTGAATCAAGTTTAGTAGAATATGACAACTTTATCCCACAACTTCGAATTCCATTGCCTTATGCGAAACTGTGGAACTACAACACTATGTTGAAGATTGATGATAAAGATTTTAAGGCAACTAACCCAGGTGTCTGGTGTCATAGCTTGCACGATCTAATGGACAGAGAAAAGTTTACAGATTGGACGAAATATGGGCTTGACAAAGTATTGAAATGAAAGTATACTATAAAGACAATGCAAGAAAGATATCACGATTATATGTTACGTAGAATGAAAGAAGAAGACAATAAAATGAGCAACCCTATGACAACAGCAGAACGTAGTATTTGGGTAACCTTTCAAAAAGAAGGTGTACATATGTACCCAGGTGCTGATAAAGATCCTAAACTAGCAACCGGCGATTGGGATGACGTATCATTCCTTGGTATTCCACATCGTCATATCTTTCACTTCCGTGTTCGTATTGAAGTATTTCATAACGATCGCGATATTGAGTTTATTCAATTTAAACGTTGGATGCAACGACTATATGATGTCGAAGGTGTCCTTGAACTGAATCACAAGTCATGTGAGATGATCGCAGATGACTTGTATCAAGAAATTTCTGCAAAGTATCCCGGCCGCTTTGTAGAAATTAGTGTCGCTGAAGACAACGAAAACGGCTGTTCTATTTTTTATCCAAAGTCATAACTAAGAGGAATATATATTATGACAATCGAATTTAATCGCGAAGCGTATAACAAAGTGTTTGAAGACCTAGAACGTTTTAAAGCGTTTTGTGCAACTGCTTACCTATATGGTCATAACGGCTATACTTGGGACGAAGCAAATCTTTATAACAACAAGAGTCCAGCATGGCAAGCCTATACTAGGTTCCGCAATGGTGGGAAAAAACGCAATAATGACCGCAACAACAATCGCGGCAATAATAACTATCGCGGCAATAACAACCGATTTAATAGCAACCGAGGTAACTAAATGACAATTTTCATTGTAGATATTGAAGCAGTAGATACACGCTACACTAAACAGTGGAAAGAGTATCTTCCTAAACAACTGCGAAACTCTACAAATGAAGAAGTTGTAGTTATTAGTGGAGGGGAAACGCCTCAGGCTACAACGCCTGGGGCTTTCCTTAACTTTGGTGGTACTAATGTTTACAAAAGTAAACAACTAGAACAAATAGGAGAAATGTTCTGTGCAGGAACTATTAAGGACGGTGATTATTTTCTCTATACCGATGCCTGGAATCCTACAGTTATACAACTACGCTACATGGCAGAGCTATTGGGTGTTAACATTCGCATTGGTGGCTTGTGGCATGCAGGCAGTTATGATCCCCAGGATTTCTTAGGTAGGCTAATTGGAAATAAACCCTGGGTAAGAAATGCTGAACGTTCTATGTATGAATGTTATGATAACAATTTTTTTGCTACCCAGTTCCACATTGATTTATTCCAACATACTTTTAAACCTAATGGTTCTCCAGAACGTGATTGGGTAGATACTAGTAAGACAGTAAGAGCAGGTTGGCCTATGGAATATCTAAAAAATAGTTTAGATAGTTATAAACATATGCCTAAAGAAAATATTATTTTGTTTCCGCATCGCATTGCTCCTGAAAAACAAATTGAGATCTTTAGAGATCTTAAGGAACACTTAACACAATACGAGTTTATTGTTTGTCAAGAACAAGAGCTCACTAAAAACGAATATCACAATCTACTAGGTCGTGCTAAACTTGTGTTTAGTGCTAATTTGCAAGAAACATTAGGCATTAGTTGGTACGAAGGATTACTAGTAGATTGTATTCCAATGGTGCCAGATAGACTTAGCTATAGTGAAATGGCAATAAACGAATTTAAATATCCTAGTATTTGGACTAAGAATTATACCCAATACGAAAAATATAGAGAGCCACTCAAAGAAAAAATTGTTGATTATATGGAAAATTATAAAGATTATTATATTCCGTTAGATAAACAACGTAAAAAACTTAACAATCAATTTTTTAGTGGAGAGGCGTTGTATAATGCAATCAAAGAAGGATGATAGTTTTACTATCGATATAAGTGATTTAAAGTTGGACAATTTTGTAGATAATACTACTGCTGATGATGTTACTATTAACTTAGACGATACCTACGGTACAACTACATCGTACTGGGCAGGTGTCAGTGCAAGTGATATTGCATTTGATAATAGTACTCCGGGTACAATTACTATAGACACTAATACTGCTGACACTATCGATATAAGTTGGATCTACAATAATATGAATATAGATCCAAACCAAGTCGATAAGATGTGTGAACTCTATCCAGGTTTAGATAAAGTTTGGCGCAACTTTAAAAGCGTATATGATATGTGCAAACAAGATTACGAAGGAAAGAAAAAAGCAGGAGAAATTAACGATGACTATCCTTTCTAAGATTATGGACAAGCTCGGCAGGCGTCGAGTTATCACAGACAGAGACGGAAAGGTACCTTACCTTATCCGTTATTATGTATTTTTAAAAGAACGCAAGAACTTTCCTTTTAATATTACACTACACAAAGTTCTTGTAAGTGATGAACCTACACTACATGATCATCCTTGGGGTTATGCTACATTTATTCTTAAAGGTGGTTATTGGGAACACATTCCTATTATTAGTAAAGAAGGTGCAGTAGTAGGAAGCACAAGAGTATGGCGTGGGCCAGGACATTTCCGTAAGCGTTCAGCAGATGATTTACATTGGCTAGAACTTGCTAAAGACTCAGAAGGTAATGAAATTCCTTGTTGGAGTTTGTTCTTTATGGGACGTAAGCAAAAGGAATGGGGCTTTATGAGATTTGTTCAAGTTAAAGATGTTAATAAAATCCACGAAGCAGGTTACCGTTGGATTCACAATGAAAAATATCTAGCAAGAGGTGCTAAAGACGATGGGTGATCGTAGGGTAGATGCTATCTTTAATAGCACACAAAACTATAATCCATATATTACAGAAAGCACATTTCCTGTAGAACACACTCTTACTGTAGAAGGCCGTGCTATTGTACAGGGTAGAGACATACTAACAGAACTTGACGAAATGCGTGATGTTCTGTTATTATTAAAGCGTGATGTAGATATGGAAGCAAAGTATCCTAAACTGCGAGAACTGAAGGATGCTTACGAAGCACAACTTGAAAAATACAAAACATTTGAGGTACTGAAGTAATGCAACACACAATTCAACAACTAATGGATAAGATTAGTGCAATGCATGGATTGGCTGTGCAAGCACATAGAGAAAAATATAAAAAGGCTCCTGGTGAGCCTTATGATGTTGATCATGTTACATATCTTGTAGATCAAATTCAAGCAATGGCGGGCGACATTTATAATGATCGTACACTTCATCCTAAACTACAGGCGAAAAAGAAATGATTAAAAAACACTATTACACTTGGCAAGACGTAGAAAAAATGTGCATTAGTATTGTTAATCAAATGTACAAAGACAACTGGCGTCCTGATTACATCGTAGGACTAACACGAGGTGGTAATGTACCTGCTACTATTATTAGTAACATGTTAAACATTCGTTGTGAGGCATTGAAAGTAAGTTTGCGGGACGACGAGCAAGGTCCTGAAAGTAACTTTTGGATGGCAGAAGATGCTTTTGGTTATGTAGAAAAAGATGAAGATCGTATTACAGGTGGTCCACTAGAAAAGAAAATTCTTATTGTAGATGACATTAACGATACAGGTGCTACATTTAATTGGATTGCAAAAGATTGGCAATCAAGTTGTTTGCCTAACGATCCTAAATGGAATCGTATTTGGGGCAACAATGTTCGTATTGCAGTTCTAACAGATAACATGGCTAGCGAAACTGTTTTGCCTATTAGTTATTCATGTCACGAAATTAATAAAGCCGAGGAAGACGTATGGTTAGTTTATCCCTGGGAGAATGTAGGTAGCTATGATTGAAAAACAATATATCTTTCCTGTTCAAGTATTTAGAGCAGTCTACGATAATGCGCAGGAATTACAGAAAAAAATTGTTCCAGAATTTTTAGCAAGAGAAAAATCAGACGAAAGTCCTGTACGCTATAGTGCTAATGGATATACATCATATGGGTCTAACAGCGATATTCTTAACGATCCGTTGCTAGAAGACCTTAAAGGATTTATCGAACTTTGTGTACAACAGTGTCATAAAGAAACAAAACTTGCAGGCATTCCAAAATTAGCGGCTAGTTGGTTTAGTATTAACCGCAAATACACTTACCACGAAGAACACAATCATTTACCAGACCTATGGAGTGGTGTTTATTATGTGCAAGCAAATCAAGATCACCCTGGGCTTACGCTAGTTAATGGTAATCAAAAAGCAAATTGGCCTAAGAGTGGTATTACTGAACTGTGTGAGTCAAACTCTCCTACTGTTACTTGTGCGGCAAGCACAGGAAGTTTAATTATTTTTCCTAGCTACCTGTGGCACAAAGT